TTCTGGTTAGCCAAATATTCAGCCATTGTTTTTCTAATTGCTGCTCTGATTACTTCTAGTTCATCTTCTGACAGGGTAAAGTCTTTCTCTAAATTCATTTATTTTTAGCCTTTTTAACTGGTTCTTTAAGTTGTCTATAGATTGCGCATAGCTTGTGAACTCTGTCATCCATCTTAGATTCTATATCACTAAGAATATCTGCTGCTGCCCACAATGCGCCAGAGTCATCACCTAAAGCTCTTTCAGCGCAGATGGTGATTATAGACTGACAGCTATTGATTTTGCAGCTTAACTGCTCAATCTCATTGACCTGAGTCCAAAAATCTTTCATTAGTTCTTCATTCATTTTTAACTCTCTTTCATATTTACTTTAGCGACATATTCTTTATTTGTGTAGATGTTTTGCTGTTTTAGCGACATATATTTCATCATCAGTCCATGCAACTGGTTTGTCCGATATTTGTATATGTTTTTCATTCATCTTCTAAATAACTCCCTTAGTAAGTGCTCTGCCATAATTACTGTTTCTCTGTGTTGTTTTTTTACAACATATCCACCATTAGTATTCTTAGCTTGCAAAAGTTCATATAGTCTATCTGCCAAATCTACAGGATCAATAATCATTTAAATCTCTGCTATCGGATTAAAAAGCCAATGAGCAGCATAGTCTGGTCTAGCAATAAATTTAGCTGGCTTTCTAATTGACTGTGGGTTCATCTTTTCTTTGTACCTTCTATTGTATTCTTCCTGACTAAATGGCAATGGCTTTTCTGCATCAGGCAAGTTGCCAGTCTGATAGAAAATAGTATATGCACCTGTTGCGCTCCTGTTGTAGTGAGTTATATATACTTGCTTTTTGTAGCGCATCTCTGTCAAATATTTGGTAAATGACTTGTGGCTCAAATTAACTGCATCTGCCATCTGGTGACAGTTCATTGGTTCTTTTTGCATCCTGAGTAATAAATACTGGATTCTCTTTTGTTTCATTTCTCTCTGACTCATATAAACCTTTCAAAACTGGGCTACTCGCTGCACTATCTAAATGCCTTCACACAAAAGGACTGGTTACATTAGTCTAGCATCCGCTTTTGCCCATTGTTAGTTAGAAGGGGATATCTTCTGATACTGGTGCTGTTGTAGGGTTTTGTCCTACTTCTCGCTTCTCTAAATCTGCAAAGTAGATCCAGCCATCAAAAGGCACAGGCAAAGATTCAATCTTTAGCATCTCTCCTTTGCTGGTTTCCAATAAAACACCTACATTGACATAGCGAGTTTTTTCTTCTCCCTGTTTGTTTGTGTAAGTTCCTGATTTTGCTTTAAGCTGCTTTTTGACTGCCATCTCGTAAACCTTTCAATTTAGTTACTGTTTCATTTACTTCATCTAAAAATGCTACTACTTCTTCTTCGAGCTTTGCAATATATTCATCATCTCGATTAACTCTGACAACAAACAACTGCAAATCCTCTGGAAGTCTTGGATCAAAAGATACAAAGTCACACCATTGGCGGTTCATCACAGCCATCTGAGTTTGTACCTGTGGAATATACTTAGTCGGAATTTTTCCGTTTAAGAGTGTAGAAAGATGAGTCTTTGAATTGGGACATTTAATCTCTACAAGCCCATCTTCTTCTACAAGCCCATCAGGAGAGCAACCAAAGTATTGAATACTATGGTGGTCAACAAAGCCCATTTCATCCACTAACACACCTTTAAATGCTTCATAAGCCATTCTTGCTTGAGGCTCTGTATCTGTTCCCCATTGCATAGCATCATTCTGGTAGAACTCTTGCTGCTTATTGGTGAGTCTTTCCAGAACTAGGTCTGTCAAGTAGTCTGCTCTAGTGGCTGAGTCCTTCTTAGCCAATACTGCTGACACCTTACTAGCTGTTACTTTGCCTAATCTGGCTGCGAACCATTCTTCACTTTTTTGTTCCATCAATCACTCCCTAACCAAAGGATTACTCCTACAAGAGCTAACCCAGCTAAAAAACCTAATAAAAGGACAAGAATTATAGTAATCATTTTACTTCACTCATCTCTTTGAGAACAAGTGATAAATCGTCTGCATACTTGCTACAGTTCTTAGATGCCTTGATAGCACTAGACCAATCACCGGCTAGACAGTAGTGGTGCAATACCTTTACTTCTGCCATCAGGTTAATCCAAATATCTGAGTAGTCTTTTTGGTCAGCCATCTTCATCTTGTTTCATTCCTATATGCTAAGTGTTTAAAAATTTGCCATTTTTCTTGAAATCTCTTGTCCTCGCTAGGTGGTATCCATCCTAGTTTTTTCAAAGTATCAACAACATTGGTCTTGGCTGCTGGGATATATTCTTTATCAAGATTGTCTAAGTGGCTCATGCTAATTGTGCCTTTCTATCTTCTTTTGCTTTGTTGATCCTGAGTAGAGCTGTTTTGTCTTTGCTTGCAACCTTGTAGCCATGGGCAAAGTTCTTCTTTAACTCATCCATGTCTTTTGACAAGACAATCATTTCTTCTAGCTCTGTGACATCTACAGGCTCTGCATCTTCCTGTGGGAGATCCTCACCAGCATAGATATACAAGCCAATACCATGCAAGGCAATAGCTTTGGCTAGGCATCTCTGCATAGCTGTATTAACTGCAAAAGCATCTGGGTTAGGTATGGCCTTATTGCGATAATCCATTACCGGTAACTGTGCAGTCATAGACTTACCAAAAGCATTAACTGTGCAGAACACCATCACAGTCTCACCAAACAATACTGGCTGGCCATAATTCCAAGTGGCCATTGAGTCTTGCTGTAGCAACTGGTCACAAGCCCAAGCCCATGATAAGTAGCTAAGACCATTCTTTTTCTCAATCTTGCTAGAGACATCTATCTTTCTTAATTCTGCATATTTACTCATTTATTTCTCCTTAAAAACCTATTTAAAAAACTGCGCCAACAAAAATATATCGCTGTGGACTTACACAATCCTGACATCCGTAGTCTGCGGTATTTGGTAATCATCTCTCATCCCATCTGGATCTGTTGTCAATCTCATAGTTAGCTCTGTCATTAGCATAACCTTCCATGACTTCTACTGTGTGATTCCAAACCCATCTGCCTAGAGTCTCAAAGTCTCTGTTTTCTAGCAACTCTTGGAGTCGCTCACCTTGTTCTTTGTTGGTCTGTTCCATAGCTTCTAGAAAGTTATTAACCTTATTAGGGTTATATTCATCAGACATAAAGTCATTAACTAGTTCTTCAAAAGTCATCATCTTCTCCTTAACCAAGTAAACCAAAAGCCCACAACATCACAGGAAGCATGAAGCAAGCACCTAAAAATAAGCCTTTAAGAATATCAACCATGATTAATCCTCGTACACAAAGAAATCAACCCAAGAACCTGACTCATATTCGCCAGAGTTAGCAATATGCTCATAAGCATTATCTAATTGCTTTTGTGTTTGAGCTGGTAATGTATGCTCTACACCATCTAAATCTTTGTATTTTGCTTGGTAATATTTCATTTTGATTCTCCTAAACAGTTAAACAAAAAAACTTCAGTAATAGTGATATTGGACTAGAATACTTACTGAATACTTACAAATCAAAACTATTTTCTAGGTACTTTCCCTAATATGTCAAAATATGCTCGCAGGGTGGACATCAATCAAAAAGCCATAGTAGAACACTTACGGTCTATGGGTATGTCAGTATTTCACCTTCACACACAAGGAATGGGCTGTCCAGATTTACTCTGCGGAATGAATGGTCATACCTACCTTATTGAAGTCAAGCGAGATGACAAGGCATCATTTACCCCAGCGCAGCTAGAGTTCCAAAGGACTTGGCAAGGATCACCAGTTGTAAGAATAAATAATCCACAAGAAGCTATTGATTTTGTAAAAAATATGGTTTAATCTGTTTCAAGGCTAGTAGCGGATGCTGCGAAAAGTCGATTAGTCACCGACCTGCCCACCCTTCAATTAATGACTACCTTTTTGACCAAAGGAACAATATGCTTGAATTCCCAGCCACAAATGGCATACAGGTTTATGCCAGCGACAATGGCTTTATCTGCTTCAAATCCACAGGTGACCTTTTTTACCAAGAAGAAGAACAAATTGTTTGTTTGACTATTGGGCAGCTTAGGGCTGTAATAAAAAATGTTGATAAGTTAATTGCTGAAGCCGAGCAAAACAAATCAGCTTATAAGGGGTCATCAAATGATTGATAGAACACTCCCTTATTACAAATGGTTTTGGCAAGATTGGAGAGCTAATCGCAAGATCCAAAGAATGTCTTACATTGAAAGAGGTCTTTACAGAGAACTTCTTGATGAGTGCTGGGTAGAAGGTTACATACCCAATAATATAAAAGAACTAGCTGATATATGCGGATGCCCAGAAGATGTTATGGCAGATGCTTGGCAAGTGCTAAGTAGTTGTTTTGTGTTAATTCAAGACAATACTTTGATTAATGAAAAATTACATTCTTTAAGAACAGAAAAGGATGTTGAAAGGCTTAAAAAGGCTGAAAATGGTAAGAAAGGCGGTCTTGCTAAAGCAATTGGTAAGCAAGTGCCAAGCAATTGCCATATAGAAGAGAAGAGAAGAGAAGATAAGAGTAAAGAAGATAATGCTGCACCTGAAGGTGTATCTTCTACTATTTTTAAAGATTATTTAGAGGTAAGGAAAGCAAAGAAAGCTAAATGGACTCAGACTGCTTTAAAGGGCTTACAAAGAGAAGCTGATAAAGCCAAGATGTCTTTGCAAGATGTTATGCAACTTTGTTGCGAAAGAAACTGGGTAGGATTTAAAGCAGAGTGGGCTAATAGTCAAGATCCTGTGAGCAAACAAGGGGATGATAAATCTTGGATGTTTAGTAATCAAGGTATCGAGGCTAAAGCCAAGGAGCTTGGTGTCAATGACTATGGTATCCATAACCACCAGCAGCTTAAAGACAAAGTTTTGTTAGTAATGGCTAAAAAAGCAATGCAATAGTGGATTTATTTGACTATACAAGTAGTGAGAAATACCGGCATGATTGCGAAATAAGATTTATTGCAAGCATGAAGTTATCAGAAAGAAGAAGGTATTTAGGTAAAGTTTTAGAAAAGAGGGGTGTTGTAGCCCTAGACAAACTAAAGGAAGGATTAACTGCATTATGGAAAAAGAACAAATCAACCAAAGTATGACAAATATTGATCCTAACAAGGCTGTTAGTTTCATCATTGAAAATGCACCAAAGTATGCCGAGGCTAAGAGTCAAAGGGTTTACCTAGAGAACTATCTCAAAGTAAAAAAAGCTGACTTAGTTATGAAATGCAATGAAAACACTATCACCAGAGCAGAGCATTATGCCTTGGCTCACCCTGACTACTTGGTTATTGTTGAAGGAATAAAGGTAGCTATGCTAGAGGAAGAAAAGCTCAAATACTTCCTAGAGGCTGCAAAGCTAAGGGCTGAAATCTGGCGCACTACAGAGGCATCTAACAGAAATCAGGACAGAGCTACAAGATGAATGGCAATAGCTCCTATACTCAGAGAAACTCTGGTAGAAATCTAGGTGAGGAGTTATTTGAGCAATACTGTGAAAGTAAACAGGTATTTTTTAGAAGGCTTGGCTTTGATGAAAAGAAAGATCCTATTCCTAATTTTTATACCATT